AAATTATATGTGCCGTCTGGGTTCTGCGTCGGCACCCCGTCCAGGTAGATCGACTTCAGCCCGTCAACCAATCCATCGAGCGGCCCTTCGCCGATCAAATCCAAAATGCGGGCCGTCTGGCGGGAGCGGAGTGTATTTGCATCTTCTATTCCCGACGCGCCGGAGGAACCCCCCTTGCCGCCCTTGGAACCGGAGATCTGATATTTGAACACCGTCATTTGCCCTTGCCCCCGCCGGTGCCTTCGCCTGGTGCCGGATCGATCGGCTCTTCGCCCGTGTCGAGACCCGCCGAAATCACCACGCTGCCCGTATACACCTGACCGTAAATAACAGGAACAGCCACGCCCTGCTCGGTCACGTTTTCCGGTCCGCTGAATAAATAGCTGTCATCCTTGGGCTTGTCTGCCCGGCCCATCTTGGGGGGCTTCGGGGCCAGGAGCATCGACACACCGACCATTACCGCAGCCAGCAACACGCCGGAAATAATGCCCGCCACCGTGGTCGACACGCCAAGCCATCCCGCGATCGCCCCGGCCAAGGCCGTTTCAATGCCGGAGCCCTCGACGCGGGGCACGAAATGGATTTCGCTGGAGACCGGGAGCATCGGCACCGCGTCGCCGGAAACCTCGGATCCGTCCACCACCACCCAATATTCGCCGGCATCATGGAAGTCGCGCCAGAACCCGTCGAAATTGGCCGACAGCGCCTTCACCGCTTCGCTGGGCGATGCAATGTCGAACGCATGCAGCGCCCCATATTTATCGGCGATCGGCCCGTAAAGGTGGACATTGATCACGGGGCGATATCCTTATGGCGCAGGTGGAGAACGGTCGAATTCTGATAGAAACCGCCGTAAATATCTAGCGAAGATTTGCGCCCGTAAACATGGTGCAGGATGTGCTCGGGCTTCAGGAATAGGGCGCAATGGTTGGGCACCGGCGAACGGAATTGCAGGATCAGCACATCGCAGTGGTTGAGCTCGGTCCCGGGCGCAACTTGATAGAACCCGGCATCCTGGAACTGGTCAGCAATCAAATTGCCGCCGTGCTTCCACCAATCCCAATCCCGATCGAAATGGGGCAGCTCAATGCCGGTGTAAGCCTTGAACCCGTCGCGCAGCAACCCATAGCAGTCATGGCTCCCGTGGCACCAATCCCGGCCAACCAGAGGCGCCGTGTAGCCGCATGGCTCGATGACCGAGTAAGTCGCGTTCGGCCAGGAAAAGATCACCCAGGGCAGACCGGTTTGCTCGCAGCCGGTTCGATCGGCATCGCTCGCCAGCGGTTGCTCGTAAACATGGCTGTGGACAATTGCCTCGATCTTGAGGCCCTTGGTTTTGGCCAATATGTCGCGCGGATCCATTAGGAATGACCGGTCGTCGCCCGCAATATTCTTGATCTCGATGAACCGGCCATCGGCGATCACGCCGCACATCTCCCGTGGCTGGGCAGCCTCGGCAGCGCGGTTGATTTCGACCAGCATGGGCTGCGACAGGATCATCGCGACCTCACCAGCAGAGAGGCAGGGAATGCCCCGTAGGGCAATTGTCCGCGATCACCGAACCGGGCTTTGCAGGCATGGATGGTTTTTGCGCATTGGTCTTTAGTTGCATCCGTGGTCGGCGAACCATTGATGTCCATGACAGGGCCGCCGGTGTAGCCGCATTCGGCTCCGCGATATTTCCATGGGCAGATCGTGGCGATCACCTGGCGACGGGGCAGCCGGATCCCGGCCACATCAAACGCCACCGCCAATTCCATCTCCAGGAACACCGGGTTTTCGGATGCCTTGCGGGCCACATAATAAACCTCGTCCGGGAACGCCGCAGCCGGATCCGCGTTTGGATTGCCGCCCGGGAAATTCACCGCATCGAGATATTTCGCCAGCGTCCGCTTACGCGTCACTTTGGCACCCAGGCCATCCTTGATGGTGCGGACATATGTGCCCAGCACACCGCCGATGTTTGCCGCTTTCAGTGTGGGGCGGGGCAGCTTGCCGCTCGATGTGATTTCAAACCCGGTCGCTTCGACGGGATAAGGTGCATATGTCTGCCCTTGCCAAACAATCGATGTGCCGTCGACCTTATCCCCGCAATGCCATCGCAAAATGCCAGTGCCGCCAACCGATGTCGCATCGAGCTCAAACAACTCGATGATGGTCAGCGGGCCGAGCTGTGAGCAATCGGAACGAACGCTCAAGGTTTATACTCCCCGAAAGCGCGGCGAAACTTGATCGAAAGCGATCCAACATATTGACGAGACGAATTGTAATTCCATTCGATATTCCATTCATCATATCGAACCGAATATGTTTTATCGTCATCATAATCATAAAACTGGATCATCGAACCCGCATTGTTGCGCAGGAAACTCTCCATTGCCAGGATTTCAGACCGTGGGCGCATTTTATATGTAACGTCCCAATCCGTATTGATCGCATTGATGCCGTCGAGCGTGTCCTGCTCATAGCCATCGCCGAACCGCGCCACCTTCATCCGGGGCTTAACCTTTTTGCGTGCCGGCAGATCCGGGCACCAGCCGCCTTTTAGAAACGTCATTAGCGTGCTCCCGCCAAAATACCGCCAGGGCGTTTCTCCTGGACCAATGTCATCAACACAGCCTGCTTGATGCGATCGCCCAAAGCCTGACCAGTTTCGGTATCGCCGCTAGATGATGCACCATCCGGTGTGACCGAAATTGAAATGTTGCCGACGTTCACGTCGCCGCCAGAACCACCGCTGGATGCGCCGCCCGATGGCAACCGCAACGACGGAATAGATGCCGCGCGGAAACCAGAATAGTCGCCGTCCGTGCCGCCGGGGATCGACATCGCAAGGCGGTTGCTACCGAACGAACGGCCACCACCAAACAAGCCACCGAGGCCACCACCGCCGCCAAACAGACTAGACAGAAGTGGTTTGATGACGAGCATCTGAAACAAGAGCTTTGCAAGATCGAGTGCAAGAGACTGCAATACCTGGCCGAAGTTCTTACCCGATGCGATCGCATCAAAGAAACCGTTTGCCGCATTGCTCGCAAATGTCGCCATCTGCTGCTGCATGCTATCCGATGCCTGACCGGCCTTGGCGAAGTTCGCTTTGATCTTGTCGAGGCCCTTCGCATATTCGTCTTGCGTGATGATGCCCTTCTTCAGAGCCTCATTCAGCTTGTCGATATCCTGTTGCATCTTGCGCGCCGCATCCGCGCTGTTCAGCAGATTGTTTACCCAGGTCTTGAGGCTGTCGCCGCCGCCGCCGCCTTTTTTGCCGCCACCGATATCTTGAACCGCATCAGCTGCTTTCGAAACATCCACGCCGACGTTTTGAATAGCCTTTGATGTTTTTTCAACCTCAGCGCGATAATCAGCCCAGCCCTTTTTACCTGCTTCGATGTTGGCGGCGCCTTCCGTCAGGAAAGTGTTCAATGCCTGCCCGGCTTCATTAGCCGTCAACTTCACATCCGCAAGCGGTTGGAACGCCACGCCGATCTTCTGCGCCAAACCGCTCGAATTGAAACTTTCGATGAATTTGTTGAACGTGCCGATGATGTTGTTGATCATCTCTTCGAACACGGCCTTGACCTTATTGGCCAACCCGCTGAAGAAATCGAGCACTTGCCCGACGAATTGTTGGAAATAGCCTTTTGCGATTTGCAGCCCAGCAGGCAAACCATTCGTGAAAAACGCTTTCACATCTGACCAATTCGCCACAACCAATGCGGCGCCCGCAGCTGCGGCGGTTGCAAAAGCGACAAGCGGATTTGCCCGAGCAAATGCAAGCATGGAAGCCATCGCCGTCTGAGCAGCGCGAGCCATCGCCGTTAATGCTGGGATCATGTAAGTCGTAATCGCACCGGCACCGACCAGGATCGCAGCCTGGAACGCACCGAGCGCCGCAGGGCTACTGTTCAAATCATCGGCGAACTGTTTGATGTTATTGCTCACCCGCGTGATTGTGCCAGCGAGACTTTCGATTGCGCGAGCTACGCCACCCACCGCGCTCTGCAAAAACTGGACATTAAATGCCTGGCTGATTGCAGTCTGGACTTTGTTAAACGCCGCAGACATCTGCAGTGGCATTTTTGCCGCTTCACGGTTCACATCATCAAAAC